TACCAGCGCCGCACGCCGTCCGGTGCGACCACGACGGTGCGCCGGCACACCCGCCGGCAGCTGCCGCGCCGGCGACGCAAGGGACCGGTGATGGACACCGTCGGCGAGATGGGTGGGCGCGTGGCGTCGCTGTGGGTGCAGATGATCGTGCGGGCGTACGCCAACGCCGCGGACGAGGGGCGGTGACCCGTGGCGATCCGCATCCCGTTCCTGGCCGACGTGGCCGACTTCCTGCGCGGCACCGGTGACCTGGAGACCGCTCTCGAAGGGGTCATCGATTCCCTGGACGACGTCAGCGTCGCCGGTGACGACGTCGACCAGCAGGTCGGTCAGGACTTCACCGGCCTGGCCAAGACCGCCGACACCGAGGCCGACAAGATCGAGCGCTCGTTCCGGGACGCGTTCAACGCCGTGGAGGAGAAGAGCCGCACCAGCACCGGCAAGGTCTCCACGGACATCCGCGGCACCGGCGAGGACGGTTCCCAGGCGCTGCGCGACTTCAAGGAGGAGGCCAAGCAGAACGTCGCCGAGTCGGTGTCGAGCTTCACCGGCTCGGCGGAGTCGGCGGTCGACGCCGTGCAGTCGACGTTCGGCGGGCTGGTCTCGTCGCTGGGCCCGGCCGGTGTCGTCGGTGCCGCGGTCGTCGGTGTCGGGATCGGCCTGGCCCGAGGCCTGTTCGAGAAGGCGCAGGAGCGGGCGCAACAGCTCTCCGAGGACATCGGCACCCTCGCCGGTGAGCTGATCAACCTCGGCCTGTCGGCGCCCGGCGCCGAGCAGGTCACCGAGGCGCTGCAGGAGCTGGCGACCACGGGCACCGTGACCGGCAGGAGCGTTACCGACTGGGTCGGCACCCCATCGACGAAGCTGCTGGACCTGCGCGACGCCGCCCTGGAGGCGGGCATCGGGTTCGACGACCTGGCGCTGGGCGTGGCCGGCCAGGCGCAAGCCCTGGAGACCGCGCTGGGTGAGATCGCCGAACGTGAGGCCGCCATCAACACGAAGATCGCCGAGTCCGGCGCGTCGTCGCAGCTGGTCGCCGGCTGGTACGCCGATGAGACCAAGGCGCTGAACGAGTCCAAGGAAGCGCTCCAGGCCAAGGCCGAGGAGCTGGAGACCGCGGCCGAGGTCACCCGCGTCTACGAGGAGGCCCAGCGGCGCAACGTCGACAGCACCGAGGCGGTCGCCCGTGCCGCCGAGGCCGGTATCGGCGCCCAGAACGACGCCGCGGTCGCCGCGTACGGGCACGCCGACGCCAACGACATCCAGGCCGCTGCCGCGCAGGACGCCGCCGACGCCCTGGCCGCCAAGAACACCGAGGCGATCCGGGATGCCGAGCTGACCCTGGCCGCGTCGGACGCTGCGATCGGCTACGAGCAGGCCCTGGACGACGCCACCGAGGCGATCAAGACCAACGGCCAGACGACCAAGGACCACGGCGAGACCCTCGACATCAACTCTCAGAAGGGCCGCGACAACCAGACCGCGCTCAACCGGCTGGCCGGTGCGCTGCGCACGGCCGCCGAGGCCCGGCAGAAGGACACCGGCAAGATCACCACCTACAACCGGGTGATCTCCGACAACCGGGAGGAGTTCATCAAGGCCGCCCGCGCGGCCGGCCTGACGAAAGAGGCGGCCGAGAAGCTGGCCACGTCCTATGGGCTGATCCCGAAGACCGTGAAGACCGAGGTGACCGACGACGGCTCGGCCAAGGACACCCAGAAGCGGATCGACGACATCCACGGCGACCCCGTCAAGGTTCCCGTGTCGGCCGACATGTCGGCGGTCGATCGGGAGATCAAGAACTACTTCAACGGCAAGACGTACGCGTTCGACGTGGCACCGCGCCCGGGTCACTCCGTGGCCAAGTAGCGGGAGGCTGACCCATGGCTGTGACCATGACCCTGTCGTCGTGGACGGCGCCGTCCGCGACCCTGTCTCTCACGGTCAGCGGCGGGTCGAGCGTGACCAGGCTGACCCGCACCGACGCGAACGGGACCGCCGGGGTGCGGCTGCCGGCCGGGACGCTGCCGATCACCAGCAGCACCACGGTCAAGGACTACGAGTATTCCGTGGATACGACGTACAAGCCCGGCGTTGAGTGGACGGCGTGGTCCGGCTCGGTCGCCGTCGCCCAGGTGAACCTGCTCCCGAACAAGCCCGGCATGGCCTATCTGACGGTGCCGCGCCGTCCCACACTCGGCGCGACGATCTGGGAAGGCGACCCGATCGAGCCGACGAACCCGCCGGGTCGTGTGGTCGTCCGCTTCAACGCTGACCGTCAGGGCTCGGCCAGCGTGCACCAGGTAGTGGACCGGGCCGACCCCGTCATCGTGCTGCACCCGCTGCCCATGCGAACCGGCAGCCTGCAGATCCGCTGCGTCGCCCTGGATGCCGTGAGATACCTCAGCACGACCCTGCAGCGCGCCGAGGTGTTCATGCTGCGCCAGGCCGACGTGTACCTGCTCGACTTCTACTTCACCGTCAGCGCCCTGCACATCTCGACGCCGGACCCCGGCCCGGGTGAGCGCCGGTACTGGCTGCTCGACGTCGACTTCACCGAGGTGGCCAGGCTGCCCGGTGAGGTCACCGTGGACCCAGATTGGACCTACGCCGGCGTCGCGACGGAGAACACGACCTACCTGGCGCTGCTGGGCAAGTACACGAACTACGGCGACCTGCTGACCCGCGGACGCTCGGCATGAGCACCGCGCCGTGGGACCCCTCGTGCGAGCAGCTGATCCGCTCACCGCTGCGCCACAAGTTCACCGTGACGGTGAAGAACGCCAGCGGGGTCGTGCTGCCGCTGGACGTGACCAGCGCGTCGGTGACGCTGGATGAGTTCTGGAGCCCGTACGTGCAGGGCACGCTGACCGCGCCGGTGCCCAGCGACCAGGCCCTGCTCGACGAGCTCGACCCTCGCCGGCTGGTGCACGTCGACGTCGATGCCGGCTACCTGCTGCCCGGCACCAGCACTGACGACGTGCACCCGCTGGCCCGGATGTACCTGGCCGGGCGCGACGTCGCCAGGCCCGGTGACCAGCTGTCGCTGGCGGTGCAGGGTGAGGAGTACCTACGCGACCGGGTCGTCACCGCGTGGAACGATCCGGACTGGGCCGGTGCCGAGTGGGACAGCGGGACCCCGGCCGCGGCGATGCTGCACAACTGCCTGTATGCCGCTGGCGCCGTCAGTAACCCGACGCCCGGCGACGAGCCGAACTGGGCCTACAGCCAGGCCCCGACCGACACCGACCTGGTCGAGCCCGGGGAGCCGTGGGTGCCGGGCACCGGCGACGAGCCGATGTCGATCGCCCGGGACATCGCCGACCGTGCCGAGTCGTGGTTTCGCTGCGACGAGCTGGGGATGTGGCGGGCGACGCCACGCCCGCAGATCAGCGGCGCGACGGTGCACCAGCTGCAGGTCGGTGCGAACGGCACGATCACCGGCGCGCGCACCGGGATGTCCCGCGACGGCTGGGCCAATCACGCCGTCGGGCACTTCCGCTGGAACGACTCGAGCGGGATCGAACAGAACCGCGTCGGTGAGGCCGCCAGCGGCGGCGCCTACGCGCCGTCCGTCGTCGGCAAGGCCAGCGACTACGTGATGTGGGACCGTCCCGGGTCGTACTCCGCCGCGACCCGCACCGCCCGATCCCGCCTGGCCCGGCTGTCGACCCGCGGCCGGTCCATGGACCTCGACGCGGTCGCCGCGTACTGGGTGCGCCCCGGGCACACCGTCACCGTCCAGCTGCCGCTCGGCGGCCAGGAGCGGCACCTGGTCAGCGCGGTCACGTTCGATCTCACCACCGGCGGCATGCGGGTCGTGACCCGTCTGCCCGAGGGATAGGCAGGAGACACCATGCCCACCACCACACCCCACGGTCTGCGCTACCCCGCCGACACCGACCCGCCCGACGTGCCCACCGATATGCAGGAGATCGCCGAGGACGTCGGCGCGTGGCTGCCGTTGATGCGGCGCAAGAGCGCGCCGGCGACGCGCACGAACACCGCCACCGCGGCGGTGGACACCGACTTTTCCCTGACGCTGGCGCCCGGTTACTGGCGCGTCAACGCCGTCCTGCACTACAGCGGGCCCGCGGCCGCCGATATGCGGGTGCGGTGGGTGTTCACCGGTGCGGGCGGTGGGCAGCGTTCGGTGCTGGCGCCGGACGTGTCGACCACGAACGTGCTCGCCGGGCCCATGCGCAGCTCGCAGCACACCCTGCTGAATACCGACGTGCCGTTCGGCACCGACGGGATCAACACCGGCGTCGGGTACGAGGACCTGCTCGTGTCGGTCACGAGCCCCGGCCAGCTCGAGCTGTGGTGGGCCCAGCAGACCGCGAACGCCACCGGCACCACGCTGGGCACGAACAGCCGCCTGATCGCGCAGCGGCTGACCCTGTGAGAGGCCGGCGCCCGTAGGCCGAGTGTTCGGGGGAACAGCACGGGCACCGGCCGGGCAGGCGAGGGTTCCGGATCCCCCCCTCAGCGCAGCCTGCCCACCACGCTACGCCCGAGCACCGACAATTCCGGGGAGATCCCATGGCCTACCTGTGGCAGCGTGACCTGGCCGACGTCCTGCGCGCCGCTCTACCCGCCGGCTACGTGATCGAAGAGCCCGACTGGCAGTCCCGCGGCCGACCCGACGGCACGTTCGAGCCCGGCAAGTTGATGCTGCACCACGACGCCAGCCCGCCCGGTCAGACGTCCTCGGGTGTCGACGTCATCCGCGACGGCCGCCCCGGCCTGGACGGCCCGCTCGGCCAGCTGTGGCTGCGCGCCGATGGGATCTGGCACGTCGTCGCAGCCGGCCGCGCGAATCACGCCGGTGAGGGGCAGTGGCCGGGCATCCCCCGCGACCAAGGCAACTCCTACGCCATCGGGATCGAGACCGACCACACGACCAATGAGCAGTGGTACCGCGCGCAGGCCCTGTCCGGCGTGCTCGGGATCCGGGCGCTCGCCGAGCGCTACGGGATCCTCGGCAGCGCCGCCCAGCTGCACGACGGGTTCATGGCCCACAAGGAGTACGCGCCCGGCCGCAAGATCGACCCCGACCCCCTCGATATGGACGAGCTACGCGCGTTCATCCTCAACCCCCCACCGCTGCAGGAGAGTTTCATGGACCGGATCGAGAAGTCCTCATCGGTCGCGCAGGAGATCCCCGCCGGGAAGTGGACGACGCTTCGGCTCTCGGCCAGCGACGACCCCACCGGGGTCTACGGGATCGCGCCGGGACCGTTCCGGTTCCTCGTCGACGTGCACCTGGTCACCGTGCACGGGCAGCCCGGCGACCAGCTGCTGGTGCGCGCGGTCAACACCGCCGGCGATGCCGACAACGTGACCAGCCCGCACCCGCCGGCCGAGACCCGCCTGTCCGACCCCGACGCCCAGCACGTCAACCTGTCCATGCAGGGAGCCACCGACGAGGGCGAGTGGCTGCGGATCCAGCTGCGCCCGCAGCGCGACGTCAGCGTCACCCAGATCCAGACCCGAGCCACCCTCTGGTGAGCGCGCAGCCGCTGGCGGCCGCGGCCG